GACGATAAAATCCGAAGAGCCTTGAATAAAAAATAGGAGAGTAAAAAATGGCTCTTACATTAGTAGAAGCAAGTAAATACTCCAATGATATTCTTCAGGTTGGTGTTATTGAGCTTCTGGTCAAGGACGACCCGATTCTTGAGAGGCTCCTGTTTAAGGATATTAAGGGTAACGGTTTAACCTATAATGTTGAGGCAACAATGTCTGGTGCTGGCTTCTATGCCGTTGGTGATGTTTGGGTAGAGTCAACTTCTATCATTGAGCAGCATACTGCTGTAACCACCATCCTTGGTGGAGACGCTGATGTGGACAACTTCTTGAAGGCTACTCGCTCTGACCTACAAGACCTAATGGGCGAGCAGATAAATGCCAAGATAAAGGCAGTCAAGCATAAGTTCATGACGATGTTTTACTACGGGTGGAATGGAGCAACCCCAGTTGATACCAAGGGATTCACTGGTCTCCACGGACTCATCAAAGAGACAAATGTCAATTACCCAAATACTGTGACTGACGGTGCAACAGGCAACCCGGGTTCTACTTTCAGTATGTCACAGCTAGAATTGGCAATTGATTTGGTGAAGAACGGCAAGCCTGACCTGATTATTATGTCCAAGAATATGCGCCGGTTCATTAACAAATACCTCCGAGGTGTTGGTGGTATAAGTTATAGGGATGCTGCTCAGGGGCGTATCCAAGAATTGTTTGAAGTCCCAGTAGCCGTATCTGACTATATCAGCAATACGGAGGATTGCACTAAGGATTATGGACCTGCTGCTGGAGCAAATGAGTTTGGGCATGACTACACTATGGGAACTCCCTGGACTGCGAGCACTGGAACATCCATCTTTGTCCTTCAGTTTGCCCCTGATGCTGTCTGCGGTATTCAGTCTCTACCAATAACCACAGAACCAATAGGTAAGTTAGAGACTAAGGATGCCGATAGGGTTAGGATAAAGTGGTATCCGGGGCTAATGCTCCAAAACATTATCTCCGTGTCCAAGGTCACAGGCATTGACGCTGTAACACAAGCTGTTGCCGCTTAATGCGGATAAAGTTTTCGCTGTTGAGCTTGTCAACAAAGGAGGTTTGGCTACTGAACCGACAAAATCAAGTAGCAAAAAGGCTTAATTATTGAGCCGATAAAATCAATATGGGAGGAAATGTTAGATGGCTTTTACTTATACCGATAGAAACAAAAAGGTAATACTTCACAGTTGGGGACGATTCCGGGTAACCTTGCTGGAAGCAGTTGAAGTTGGCGATTTGCTATCCAGATATAACACCGATAACGCCTATACTATGCAGTTCGCTGACCAATCTGATAGTCAGGCTGCCGAAGCTATAGCTTGCGAGCCTGGGGCAGCTCATGCTGAGATTTGGGCTTGCTTGGCTGCTGAGCTAAAAGCTCCGGTTAGCATTGCTACAGGTGGAGTTGCCACTCAGAGTTATTTTGCTGCGGCTGCCGATTTCTTCGGTGCGCCTCTGTATCTGGGGGAAGATGGTAAACCAGCATCCAGTGCAGGCGGGACAATGGCACAAGAAGTAGGCTGTCTATTAGCTAGAGACCGAATTTTCTTATCTTGTGGTGGTGGTCTTCTAGCCGGTGCCGCTGCTTTCACGACTCTAACTGCGAGTGGGGCGGTTGCTTTATCCAGCACATTTTCCCGAGTAGGCAGTGTAGCCATTGCCGACCCTGGTGATGCTGGGGCAATCCCAGTTACCGTTAGCGGTTATTGTCTACTGGTTACTGGTGGAGCTGAAACAAGGACTTTGGCAATACCTACCGCCTATGGTCAAGTAATTGATCTGTTCTTCAAGACCGATGGCGGTAATTGCGTGGTAACTGTCGCAACCCCGGTTAATCAGGCTGCCAACACCGTGCTGACCTTTGCCGATGCGGGAGACCACATACGCCTTGTGGCGGGAGATGATGGGGCAGGAGCTAAAGAATGGCGTGTAGTCTGCAATGACGGCGTAGCACTAGCTTAACATTGAAGGCTTTGGGGAGGGTCTTATCCCTCCCCTGAACCTTACAAGGGAGAACAACTATGGGCTTCGGGAATGAATATGCTACGCCTTATAACGAACTACCTTATACTCCAGACCTGCATATTAGCGGGACGGTAGTCAGACCGAATGGCATAACCTTTTGGTTGTCACGCCCTCGCCCCAGTGGTGTGAGCGTAGATGAATGGGAGGTTCAGGAACAGGCGAAGTGGGATAGAATCTTTAAGAAACAGGAGGCTTTATGAAGGAAATATCAATATCTCAACTAAAGCAGATGTCAACCAAGGAGATAAAGGAAGGTCCCAGTTTTAATGTAGTAGCTGATGGGGAATTTGCCTTCATTGTTATTGTCCCTGCTTCAGCAGAAAAGAAGTATCAATTCCAATCCTTAGCTGATATGGGTAATAAAGCACTAGGCTTTGAAGGCTAAAGGGGGTTTGATATGCCAGCAGTAAGTGAGAAACAGAGAACTCTATTCTGCATAGCCCTTTCAATCAAGCGCGGTAAAACTTCATCTGATTACAGCAAAGAGGCAGCAAAAATGGCAGCAAAGAACAGCGAAGAGGTCTTGAAGGAATACTGCGAAAGCCCGGTAAAGAAGAAGTAGGTGATATATGGCTAGGACACTTTCAGCTATCAGAACTAATATAAGGCAGCTCCTCAGAGACGAGTTTGTTTCTGGCTCCGACTTTGCGTTTCCCCCTGATGAGATAGATATTCACATAGATAATTGCCTCGTTGAAATATCTCAGCGTAGACCTTATGAGGTAAAGGAAACTCTAACTACCTCGGCGTCAAAGGAACTTGATATTAGCTCTATTGACGATTTGCTAGAAGTAGACAAGGTAGAGTATCCGGTAGACAGCGACCCTCCTGATTATAGGAACTGCTCTGTCTTTGGCAACACTTTGCGGATAGATATAAGCTCAACCCCCTCAGCGGATGAGGATATATATCTATTCTGCCATAAGGTTCACCAACTAACTGAGTCATCATCCACTCTCATTCCGCAACTAGAGAAGCTACTGATTGATGGTACAGTGGGTAATGTAGCTCTAGCTTGGCTTAACACTATCAGGAAGCAACTAGAGCTTGCTATCACTCGAATAGACGATGTAAATACCTCAGTAGATAGTATGTCTGCTAGGCTAACTCAAGCCATAACGGACTTGACCACTGGTAGAAGTAAAATCGGATTTAAAGTCTCTGAAGCCAATACTGCCATAGGCAATATGTCGGCTCGTATAACCCAATCCATAACTGACCTTACCAGTGGGAGAGCTTTAATCGGTAGCAAAAAGACTCAGGCTATAGCTGCGTTAGATGCGGTTTCAGCCGAGATAACTCAAGCGGGGACAGACCTGACTACAGGTAGAGGGCAAATATCTGATTTAAGGAATACCGCCGATACCGCCATAGATGATATGACGGCAAGAATAACTCAGGCTTTAGCTGACCTAACATCCGGGCGTGACTTAATAAACAATGTCAATATTGGTGGGAGTCCTGAGTCTGACTATGCAAACTATGCCGGGAAGGAATTGAACGCTGGTCTTAGTTTACTTAGCCAGGCTAGGGCATATCTGAATGAAGGGGCTACATCCAGTATGTATCAGTTGTATGCAGCGAGAGACCTACAGAAGGCAAATGCCCACATAGCTCAGGCTAGGGGCTATATAGCACTAGATGTGGTTACAGAAGAGTATGCGCTATCGGCAGCCAGAGAACTATCTAACGCCAATGTCTATGCCGCTCAAGCTAGGATGTATTTGTCTGAGGATATGCAATCTTCGCAGTATGCAAACAATGCTTCAAAGCAGATAGCAACTGCTATGGGCTACCTCAATCAGTCTGGTGGCTATATGCGAGAGCTCACATCAAGGATAAACATATCAAGGGCAACTAGCAGCTATCAGGTTTGGGCTAATAACAAGCTGGTACTTTACTATAGAGACCTCAAAAGACTAGCCAAGCCTAAGATATATGTTAGATACCCAGTAGGTTAAGGAGGGATATATGAAGAAAAAGCCAGAGCCACAGGTGCTCAAACCAGAGAGCATCAAATCGGAAGAGAAAGTACAGACAGGAGGTAAATAGCTATGGCAAATGCACTTTACGGTAAAGGTAGACAGGCTTTTTTACAGGGAAGCATAGACTGGGATGCTGATGCAATCAAGTGTATGCTGGCGGATACGACAGATTATGTTGTGAGCATTGATGTTGACCAGTATGTAAACAAAGACACCATTCCCGATGCTGCAAGGGTAACCAATGGGCTTAGTGGTAACTTTGCCAGTAAGACAGAAACGCTAGGTGTGGCAGATGCAGCCGACATAACACTGTCGACTGTGTCCGGGGAACAGTGTGAGGCTATCGTTATAGGTCTTGATGCGGGTGATGGTTTTGTGACCCAGAGTGGCACGAATGACCTGCTAATAGCCTACATTGACACTGCGACTGGGTTGCCTGTAACTCCGAATGGGGGAGACATCACCATAGCTTGGGATTCTGGGGCTAATAAAATATTCAAACTTTGATGCCATAAGGTAAGTGTGCTATAATATCTCCCAAAGGGGGTGTAATATGGCACAATGCAAGGTATGTGGGAAAGAGTTTGAACTTATTAGCCACACTACAGGAAAATACTGTTCTCTTAGATGTTGGTATAAATCGGGAGATGCGAAACAGGGCGAGTGGATTATTTGCCCTATATGCGGCAAGAAGTTTTATCCCCATAAAGGGCAGAAATATTGTTCTAAACCTTGTGCCAATCTAGGGAAGAGAAGACCACGAAATGAGTATTGTCTCAACTGCGGTAGGTACATTGAATATAAACCCTATAGAAAGCAAACAAAATATTGCTCAAGGGAATGTCGCAGTAGTTGTATTGTCCGGAGGAATGAAGTTAAGGGTCAACCTATCGGTACTAAGAGACCTTCAAATTGTGGTTATGTGGTTATCAAAACTGAAAAGGGTTGGTTGCAAGAACATCGGGTTATTATGGAGCAAATGCTTGGTAGGAATCTTCAGAAATCAGAAAGGGTACACCACAAGAACGGTATCCGTGATGATAACAGACCAGAGAACCTTGAGTTATGGTCAGTTAGTAGGAAAGACCCACCCGGTAAACGAGTTATTGACTGGGTTATTGATTACTTGCGGAAGCAAGGATGGGAGGTAAAAGACCCTAATGCCTGAAATAATTGTGCCTAAGATAACACAGGCGACAATCAAGCGGGATGGTAGCGATGTTTTGATAGTGATGGATAACCGAAGGGTGTTAGCTTTGCCTTGGGATGCAGCACTTGTTATGGCTAAGGCAATAACTATCCAGGCAAGGCGCATTGAAGAAGAGGTAAAAGCCTTGGAAATAATTGCTGACCAGGCTTTGCTTATGAGAAGCGGTGCGCCTTTCGGTCTATCCAGTCATCCAGTCATCATTGAAGAAGCCAAAAAGGAAGCTGTGCATAACCCGAAGTTAAGGAAGTATATTACGGGTAAAAGGGCAGGTGGGATAGGTGGTTCGATAGTTGGTGCTCCGAATGTGATTAGGCACTAAGGTAGGTGAATAATGGCTGACGAGTTTAAGCATAAGACCGTAGGCGCAGTAATGACGCAAGCTGAGTATGAGGCTATAGGCGGACATATATTTAATAGCCAAGCTGCTGGCGATATTCTGTATGCCAGTTCAGATGCACAGTTAAGCAGGCTGGCTAAGGGGAGTGATGGCGAAGTTCTTGAACTGGCATCGGGGATTCCCTCTTGGGTTGCTAAGGGTTTCAGTTCAAAATCGTCAGCCTATAGAGGGACTTCAAATCAATCAATACCAACAAGCTCAGCAACAAGGATATGCCTTAATGCCGAGAGCTTTGATGTGGGTAGCGAATTTGATATATCGGAGAAGACAGGTGCGGCGGATGCTACCGAAGCTAATAAACTACACGATGCTGATGGAGGCTTTGCATCGGGTGATGTAGGTAAATGGCTTTGGAATACTACCGACAATACTTACACCACTATTGCTGCTTTCGTGGATTCAGGTGAGCTAACACTTACCGATGACATTATGGTAGATGGGGATAACTATATCATCTATAGCTCAACCTTCAAGGCAGTGGCGACTGGTTATTACCTAGTTACAAGTTCAATCTGGTTCGTGGGATTGGCTATCAATGCTAAGTATGTTTCCAGGATTAAGAATAATGGGACAACCATAGCTGAAGCCGCTAACTACTGTGCTGCGGATGCTCAATGGCCAACATCAAATCTGACACAGATAGTTTCCCTATCAGCCGATGATGTCCTTGAGTTAGTCGGTTATCACGAGCACGGTAGTAATAGGGATGTTTATGCTGTTGCTGAGGGTACCTACTTATCTGTTCACAGACTATCGTGAGAAGCATCTGGCGCATAATATGGCAAGGAACTCTAGCAGGGATAGTTATGTGGCTATCCTTTAATATTGCCCTTATGATAAGGATTTACTTGGAGATGGGGGGTTAGAGAGTAATCTATGTATGCAAAAATAGAGCCATCAGGTTGCGAGGAATGGCACGGTCTAGTTAAAGTCCGCTTTGACCTGTTCCTTGAGGAAACCGATGCCAGGTATAATGACTGCCTTGTTAGTGTGCCTGTTATTCCTGAAGGTGGTTATCCTGGTAAGGTAGATAAAGAAGGTAAACCCAAGAATCAGGCTCACTATGATGCCTGGCTTGATAGTTTACCTCATATCTGGCAACTGAACACGTTCCATTCTCATTTTCTGTATTTTGAACCTGATGTTAGTCAAGATGCGGTTCTTGATGCCATAAACCATCATATACCTAACTTCTATGCTGCTTGGTTACAGGAGTGGGACAAAGTTCCTGGTGGTATGCGACACGGATGGGACATAGCAACCCGCAAAAGACCAAGACGCTATGACAAAGAAATGTCTGCTCTGGAATATCAAGCAAGGAAGTTAGAGTGTCTTGATAAGGTAAACTTAATTAAAGCCTCTAAACTCTCTGCCCACTCAAAGGGTATTGGTGAGATATTCCCTGCTACTGATATAGATATAGGTGCTGATGCAATTGGTAGGTCGGGCTATATTAGTGATGGCTTTACTTCCATCTCATTAGATAATCCAGCAAATGATACTGGTTCACTGGATACAGTAGAGATTTGGGCAGTCCAGACCTTGGGAGGAGTTAAGGCTGGAACATTCTATGGTAGTAGTACAAGCTATACCAGTAGAGATTACCACGCAATAGGTACTGTAACCTCTGGTAGTAAGCGGACCTTTACTGGGCTAGATATAGATGTTACATCTGGTGATTATATAGGTTTCTTCTCCCCAGCGGATAGTGGGCAAATAGAGCGTGACTCTGACGGAGCGGGATGCTATTATAAATCAGGTGACCAATTCGGTACTGGTACACAAACTTATGCTTTATTGGCTGATTTTATTCAAAGTCTATATGGTACTGGGGAGACAGCAGGACAGGAAATCACCAGCACTGGCGCAATAGCCTCATCCGAAGCCTTTGGGACTCATAAGGTAAATCTCAAATTAGAACCTTCAGCTATTGCGTCTGCGGAAGCATTTGGGACGGCAACACTCACTTTAACAATTTCTCCATCATCCATAGCCTCTGCCGAGGCATTGGGGGCTCCAGTTGTCGGAGGGTCTATCATTGCCTCTGGAATAGCATCGGCTGAAGCACTTGGTACGGCAAATCTCAACCTAACGATTTATCCTTCTAGTATAGCGTCTACCGAAGCCTTTGGTACATCTGTAGTAGCTGGTGCAATTACCGCCTCTGGTATTACTACCGCAGAGGCATTTGGCACAGCAAAACTTAACTTAAAATTATCTCCAGTGGCGATACCTGCTCCTGGTGCATTTCCTTATGTATTCCCATTTTACTTTGCAACCTTTGGCACACCACAACTTAATCTAACAATCTACCCTTCTGGCATAACCTCTTCGGAAGCCTTTGGCACAGCCATCGTTGCAGGTGCAATTATTGCGTCGGGCATCGCATCTGCTGAAACTTTTGGCACAGCTAAGATAACACTGTTCTTAAAGCCCTCATCAATAACATCTGGTGAAGCTATAGGAACAGCTATTGTAACTGGCTCTATAATTGTTCCTAGTATTGCCTCCCTTGAAGCCTTTGGTAGTCCCATAGTGTCACCTGGTGGTTTAAGCGTAGCCCCTATTGGCATATCCTCTGAGGAAATATTTGGGTTACCTAAGCTGACGCTATCTGTCTCCCCGTCAGGTATAGTTACCAGTGAAGCCTTTGGTACAGCCAAGCTGAACTTTAAGCTCATACTCACTGGTATACCATCGGCAGAAGCCTTTGGTACTGCCGTAGTAACTGGTGGTCAAACAATCTACATATCAGGCATAATCTCTGGTGAGGCTTTTGGAACGGCTATTATAGCTGGTAGCATCATCGCATCTGGCATCGTTTCATCTGAGACATTTGGTACATCACAGCTTAACCTCAATATTATACCGACAGGGATAGTGTCAGTTGAGACATTTGGAACACAAATTGTTGCTGGTCCAATAATCTGCACCGGGATTGTATCTGGTGAATCTTTTGGTACTGCTGTATTAACTCTATTCCTAAAACCATCTGCCATTGCATCCGTTGAAGCGCTTGGCACACCACAACTGAATTTGAAACTAACAGCTAGTGGCATAGTTACGGCTGAACTATTAGGTACGCCACAACTTAATTTAATCCTGACTGCGATTGGGATAGCGACCGGGGAGGTGTTAGGGGATGAGCATGAGGTAATAGTATTTCATTCTTCTGGCAGTTTGATGGTGCTGGTAGTCTACACCAAGCCTTATTATGACCTGGCAGTATATGCCAAGACCTACTCCGATTTAATGGCATATACAGAACCCTATTCGGATTTGAAGGTATACACAAGCGAGGTGAAGCAATGAGCGAAACACAGGTATTTCAGAGGGGGGATGTCGTCCCTATCTGGGCTGAGAATCGGAACTCGGCAGGGACACTTACTAATCCCAGTGCAGGGATTAAGGTTACTCTCAAAGACCCTGATGATGTTCTGGCTGAAGAGGTGGATGGTGATGATATAGATGAAGTTGCAATGTCCCTGAGTGCTACAGGCAAATATGTCTATTACTACTATTCAGATGCACCAACGACAATAGATGGTGACATCACAGCGGCAGCTACCTCGATTACTGTGGCTACTGGTGAAGGGGTTAAGCTACCATCAACCGCCAATTTCTATATCCAGATAGACAGCGAGATAATAAAATGCACCTCGAGGTCTACTGATGTCTTGACTGTAGTGAGAGGTCAAAGAAGCACTACCGGTGCTGCTCACAGTTCAGGGGCTAAGGTACATCGAGTATTAGGCTGGTGGAATTACTATTGCAAAGCGGTGGACGGGGAGGGGGCTGAGGCGAAAAAGGTTATAACAAACGGGAGTTTTAATTTAGTTTAATGCGGACACTATCGGACAAATTAAAGGCAGCACAACAGGCAGCTTCAATAGATGCCCTGTCTAAAATCGTTCTTACTCACGGGGCAACTACGCATACCTATACTAGAGACAGGATACTTGATATTGACTCCACAGAAGAACCTTATAGACAAGAGGCTAAAGTCCTATTAAACAATAGTGATGGGGTGCTTACTGATTTAGACCTCAAAGGCTATCAGGGAGTAATTAGTTTTGGCGCGGTAACTGATGATGGTAATGAGTATTCGGCTAATGCGCCTTTGTGGGTGAGAGCCCAGAAGCTAAACTCATCTCCTGGTATTCTTTCTTGTGAGCTATCCTTAATAGGTATAATGAATCTTCTGGCTGAGGATAGAGCCAGTGAACCTTATAACCCGGATGAAGATAATGATGATACAGTAAAGACTATTATTAACGCCATATTGGGAGCTACACTAGACTGTTTCAGCCATTGTAAGGCTTGGGATGTGGTATGGGATAGTGAGGACTCCCTAATAAATTCCTTCAAACCTAAAGACGGATTAAGAATATATACCAACGGCTCTAGGCTGGCAGTTTTAAGAAGGTTGCTGGACTATACTCACTGCGTAGCTAGGGCTGAAGATGATGGTAAAGTTCATATATTTAACCCTACTATTTCGGGTGAGGTCTACGATTATGAATATGTCCGTGCTGTTGCCTCTGGTCATCCCTTTTGGGCTAAAGCCTATCGCAAATCATTAGTGATTCCTAACTACATTATAGTCAAGTCCAGGAAGGATGACACTGATAAGTATTCTGGGGAAGCCAAAGACCAGGACAGCATTGATGCCTTAGCAACTAATGGTTATAACGGCGAAATAAGACAGTATAAATTAGCTCGATTAGAGAGTGATGCAGATGCCACTAATATAGCTGAGGCGATACTTTCTAAGTATAAACTGCACGCTGATATGGGTGGTGCTGAAGTCCCTATGAATGTAGGGGCTGAGGTATTTGATTATGTGAAGGTAACCGATGATAGGGAGAGCGATTATAGAGTAGGTAACATAGGCTATATTGGTAGGCATTACAAGCCCGGGCGAGGTAAGGCTGGGACTCAGTGGAGTCTTAACTTCAGCTTCGGGGGATGGCTCTCTGTTAGAGGATTAGCCAGCAACTTAAATGTCTACCCTGATGGGCTTCAGCAATATTTTGAGGAGATATTCGTAGAGAATCTATACGCCACATATATCTATGCTCAGATGATAGATGTGGAGTTCCTGAGTGCTCTTACAGCTAATATGGGACAACTTACGGCAGGGGAAATAAAGATAGGCACGGGGACTTTAGAGCCTACGGGAACGGCAACGGGTGGAAGTAACACCACGATGGAGGATACTGAGGCATCTTTTACGCCTGATGAATTTATTGGAGAGGATATAAGGGTTGTTATTGATGGGGTGGCTTATACAAGAACAGTATCAAGCAACACAGCTTGGGAAATTTACTTTGATGCTTTGCCTGTTGGGGTAGAAGTAGCTTCTGGCACTCAATACTTTATTGGTAAAATTACCGTAGCTTCTGGCGATAGCTATTTTGTGAGGGGAACAGGGGCGGGTACGGCAACCGGGGGTAGCACAACTTCCTTAGTAGATTCATCGAAAGAATGGGAGATAGACGAACACAAAGGCAAGCAAGTTCGGATTATTAAAACTGGCAATTATTGGTATCAAAGGAAAATTACTTCTAACGAGGCGACCACACTACACTTTGACGAACTGCCTGCTTATTCACCTTTTACTGGCTTCAGGTTATGGACTGACACAGAGCTAGGTAGGATAGCTGGATTCAAAGATGGGGTATTGCAGTTCTATTCTGGGAGCGATGGTTATTTATATGCTGGTGGTGGGGCTGTAATACTTAATAAAGCTGGGCTAGATATACAAGGTGAGCTTTTATGGTTTCATGATGCGAATGGTATCTTGAGAGGGCGAATGTTTGGTTATACTGATTACCTATCTATATATGCAGAGGAGGAACTCAGGCTAAACAATGTCAATGTTTCGGGATATTTACAAATACCCGCAGAGGCAGCATAGATGGCGACAAGGCTAATTAAAGTTAAGGGAGACTACCTATTTTACGAGAACTATTCGGAAGCTGAAATATCATTACTAGGCACACTAACGGGTGATTCAGGGACTGCTGGTAGATTAAAAGTCAAAGGTATTTATCTTTATTATGTAGATTATGACGGTGATGAGCGCAGATTATTAGGTTGGTTGACAGGCAATACCGGCACGGCTGGCAGGTTCAAGATTAAGGGCAATTTTATCAGGTATATAGACTACAACGGTGATGAACGAGAGATTAGATATTTACTTGATAAACTTTGGCATAGCACTACTCTAGCACATCTCAGGAACACAAACCAAACTTACTCTGGCGCTCATAATGCTGCGTTAGCTGATTATATGTTTGGCGTTTATTATTGGAATGGTTTGTGTTCACCCATTATGGGGCAAACCCATAGTTCTGGAAATAATGTCTATCGCATTTATAGGGCAATAATTGCTTTTGATACTTCTTCTATACCTGATGATGCAGTCATTATTGAAGCATATCTATCATTTCGTGTACAGATAGCTAGAACTGGTGGAGACTTTGATTTGGTTATAGTAAGGGGAGATTTTGACATTCCACCAGTAAGAGCTAACTATGGTCACTTGCTTGATGAAACAACACCAATGGGGAGTGTTGTTAATACAGCGGGTCTTGGGGATTCAGCCATTATATACCACAGGCTCAATGAGGCAGGGCGTTCTCAGATAAGTAAGACAGGTTATACTAAATTCGCAGTACGGACTTCAATGGATATTAACTCTACTATTCAGCCAACTAATACTAATAGCTATGCATCGTGGGGTATATCATTTTTAAATCCGTATTTTAAGATGCTATTCGTACAGTATGAACCCCCAGTTTAAGAGATAAGGAGGAAAAGGCGGTGGAAAACAAACAAAAGACTGAGTTTCACGAAGCGGTTAAGGTGCTTGTGCGCCCCTTTATAATCGTTTGGGGCTTCCTGGTTTATGGTGTTTGTATTATGGCGGAGATAGAAGTCCCTATTTTACTGGCTGGATTAGTCTCAGCCGTCATAGTTGAATACTTTGGGGAGCGGGCTATCAAAAGGTTAAAAGAGAAATGATAGACCCTACAATAAGCATCATAGCCATTACGACGGTAGTAGTCGGGAATGTAGTTGGCTGGGTTTATACTATTATTCGTAGTTCTAAGAACGAATCCAAGAGACAAGGCAAATATGAGGAAAGGCTAAACAGCTTAGTAAAGGATATGGAAGAATTGCCTTGTAAGAGTAACCCGCAATTCCAGATAGATATGGGAGCGATGATACAGAAAGTAAACGACATTGACCGGCGCTTAGGCAGGATTGAAGAAAAGTTATTTGATGGTGATTGATAAATGGACATAATGATACTAGCAATAGTAGGAATATTACTGATAGTATTTCTTTTAGCATTTCTGGTGTTGGGGAGTATATTATTATGGACACTATGAATAATATCTTGACTGATGACCAGGTAAAGATTATGTATTCCATTATGGTAATTCGCTATGTTAAAGACAATGATATTGAATTAAACGAGGAATTTGAGCAACGATGCTTACAACACAATTTAACCGGGCTAGCAAGGAAACAATTTGAAATAGAATTCCTGAATCGTAAGATAAGACGGATAGCTGCGAAGAACTAGAACCCAGTCTGTAAAGCTGTGTAGTCCAAAATAAGACGCCTTAAAACTTATATCAATGGTTTACTATGTCCCCGTCTCTGCTCAATAGGCAGGACGGGGACTTTCTTTTATTTAAGAACGATTTTTGATTATTTATTGATATTGACCATCAGGGGTATTGACAAAAGTGCCAAGAGTGTGCTATCATATTGCTGTGAATAAGAAATGGAAGCTAGTAGATAAACAAAGAAGGAATGAGAGCCTGGTAAAATTTGCCGAAGAACATTCTGATTACACCAATAAAGCTCTTGGCGGGATATTCCATATTTCACCGTCAAGGGTTTCTAGGATAAGGAATAAGCATAGGGGCTGTGCTGAGAAGCTACACAGTCCAAAATGAGGGGGGTTAAATAGTCTGTGACTACTAAACCATTAGTCAAAGGTAAAGCAATAAAGGATTGCCCTATAGTTGGGGAAGTTTGTTACCCGAGTTGTTACTTCTGGCGGGATGGTAAGTGTGATTATAATAGGATTATTACTAATATAATAGGAGAATTACTAAGTCGAGACCTGCTAAGGCAGGGGAAGAAGATGGAAAACCTAAAAATCCTTAAAAGGCAAATAGAAGAGAAGAAAACTTGGGCATTATCTAATTCTTCCTATGCCAGCCCTGAAAGTAAATTGCAATATCAGGGACAGTTAAATGCCTATGACATTGTGCTGGGTATGATTGAGAAGTTACAAAGGGGGGAGTCTGACATAAAATAAAATAAAACGGAATTATGCTAGCTGAGCTTACTCTGTCAACTCTACTCAGGCTTCCCCCGGAAAGGAGATATATGGCATTTATTTGGGTTATACCAGGTATAGGTTTAATAGCCCTAGGATGGATTATCTACGAAATAATACAAGTGTATAAGGGGAAATGAAAGGAGAAGAAATGGTTATTACAATCAAGGAAATCTATGGCTACAATCTACTCTATGATGAAGGATCAAGAAGGTTTGTCATTCATGATACTGATGGCATGGAATTAGCTCATGCCAATACCCAAGGAGAGGCAGAGATTAAAGCCAAAGCCCTCAGCAAACAAGAGTTCAAGCATATAAGCATCGTAAAAATTACCAAGGAAGGGCAACTACAAAAGGGCGAACTTACTAGCCTAAACAAAGATGATAAATGTGTTTGGGTATCTATGGAGAAAAGCAAAGATATATGGAATAGTGGAAGACGAAAACTAAACCTTCGTTTGGATAGCGGAGAATACTACGAAGCAACGGAAACAAACCTTAAAATCCTTGAAGCCATTATAGCAAAGCGAGAAACCATAGATACTATCCTAGCGGAAATTAAAGCCCTTCGCGATACCCTGGAAAAACTAATAAACCTTGCTTATTTTGACCTAAAATAACAATAATGAAAGGAGGAGAAATGATTAAATACAAAGTCCCTTTCAGGATTACTGGCAGTGTAGTTATCATAGCCAAGAATGAAAAAGAAGCAGAAGAACAGATATTTAATGATTACAATGCCGCGGACTTGGCGGCTCAAGGACGTGAAATAGAGATAGAATCAGGAGAGATATGCGGAATGGTGAAGAAACTGGAGGATGCAATAGAAGACCTAAATAAAGAGCCGATGGTCAAGGTGCTGAAAGGAGTTAAATAAATGAGGTTCGTTATTACCAAGCTCGAAAATCAATCTGATAACTGGACACGTATCGTAGTTACCGGCTACCTTGACTATCCTTTTCCCCCTAATGATTGTATTGAAAAGGAGCATCGAGACGAAGCCAACAAAACCTATAACGCAGATGTCAATTTGTGTAATAGCATTCACGTGGGCGACTCTGAAATAACGCAAACGAAAGAAGGAGGGTAAAATAATGGAGAACAATAAAAGCGTAGCATTAGCATTGCCAGATGAGGTGGCATTCAAAAGGGATATTATGGCAATCAACCGCTTCCAGCAAGTGGTACACAGCAATATGGTGGCGGGGCAGGATTATGGTGTTATCCCTGGGACTACCAAGCCGACACTATTAAAGCCTGGTGCCGAGAAGATTGCCAAGCTATTGGGTTTAGCCGACCAGTATGAAATCCTTGACCGGCAAGAGGACTGGAATAAGCCATTCTTTCGCTACCTGATTAAATGTTCACTCATTAGCGTAGCTCATGGCACGACCATATCAGAGGGATTAGGCGAATGTAATAGTATGGAGGCTAAATACAGGTGGCGTGAATCAAAGCGTAAATGCCCTGCTTGTGGTGCAGAGGCTATAATTAAGGGTAAGACTGAATATGGTGGCGGCTGGATATGTTTTAAGAAAGCTGGCGGGTGTGGTGCTAAATGGGAAGATGGGGATGTTGAAATCGAGAGCCAATCTATAGGGCGAGTTGAGAATGATGACATATATTCCCAGGTCAACACTATCTTGAAGATGTCTAAGAAGAGAGCTTTGGTTGATGCGGCTCTCTCCGCCGGTAGGTTGTCAAATGTTTTCACTCAGGATATAGAGGATATGGGTGCTATTTCTAGTGCCAATATCCCAGAACACGAAGAGGTTAAAGCTACATCTTCAGACAAAGACTTGCCACAGGCAGACCAAGTCACTGATGCACAGCGCAAGAAAATATTTGCCAGCGCTAAACAAATGGGCTATGAAGAAGAGGAGATAAAAGAGATAATCAAGGCTAAGTGGGATGTTGATAGCACCAAAGACCTCACTAAGAGCCAGGCGTCGGACCTTATCGGGATGATTGAAAAGGGTGAGAGCGTAGGGGTAAAGGGTGATATAGCGGCACCGCCGGAAGAAGCTAAAGATACTTCGGTTGTTGAGAAGACAGACGATCCTATATTTTAGTTTATCGGAGGGGGAGGCTTAGCCTCCCCCTCTCTGGTAGGAGGTTTAGTGCCTAGAGGAAGGTTTATTAACAAGAAGATAGTAGACGACTACAGATTAAATAATGTCTCTGTAGAGGCAGAGCTTCTTTATTACAAGATGATTACACATACGGATTGTGAGGGCAGGTTAAAAGCTGACCCGAAGCTAGTCAATAATAAGTTCTATTCACTCCGAAGTTATTTAGATGAGCAAGTGTGTGGATGGCTAAAAGAATTATCAGACCAAAGGAAAAACGGATACGGACTGATAGAACTCTACGAAGTAGAGGGATACAAATATCTCTGGATGCCAGGCTTTGAGGGAGAGCAGATTGGTTTGAGGAAGGAAAAAGAAGCACCTTCTGAAATACCACCACCTAGCATCAAGACCAAAAAGATTATCAGCAAGAGAGATATTAAGGACAAAGTAATAATAGCTGATAAAGAGTTCAGTAGTGAATGGCTACAGGCATTAAAAGAAGAATTTAGCGATGTGGAATTTGATGAAGAGGTAAAGAAGTTTGATGATTACTGGACTGATGGAAATAGGGACTTAAAGAATCCTAAACTAGGGATCCGCAACTGGATGATAAAAGCCAGAGATATAAAGAAAGCCCAACAGCCTGACCAGGATGATGATAAACCTATAAAGGGGCTGACGATAAGATGAAGTATCAGATAATATATGCTGACCCATTGAGGGATAAATGAGAATATTATTGAAGGACTTAGATATAAGTAATCGGCGTAGAGCATTCCCCAATCTAGCTTTGATGAAGTTATCAGCATATCACAAGGCTAGGGGGGATGAGGTGTATCTCAACTTTGCGCTTTGTCAACCTGACATTACGTATGCCTCTTGTGTTTTTAGTTGGCATAAACCGAACCTGATAGAACCATCCGTCATAGCTGGGGGAAGTGGTATTGACCTTGATGCTTGGTTGCCGAATGAAATAGAACACATAATGCCTGACTATTCCCTCTACCCAAACATTGATTTCAGTATGGGTTTCGCTTCAAGGGGTTGTATTCGTAATTGTGCCTTCTGCCTTGTCCGCCGAAAGGAAGGATACATTAAGGATTGGGCAAGCATAAGGGAATTTTGTCATCCTTCGTCGAAGCGTTTGATCCTATTGGATAATAATCTATTTGCCGCTGAGAATTGTGAGGATACGCTAAATGACTTGGTAAAACGCCAAATTGAAACTGACATCAATCAAGGACTTGATATAAGATTGCTGACAGACAAATTAGCAGATTATCTCAAGCGGATTAAGGCTAAAGTATATCGTTTTGCCTTTGATGATATAGTCTATGAGAAGCAGGTGAGGCAAGGGATAGCCTTGCTATTGAAAGCAGGGATTCCACCGAGAAAACTATCCTTTTATGTTTTAGTAGGATTCCAAAATGATGAAACCGCCATAGATAGAATGAAACTACTAGCTTCTTATGGTGTGGATGTTTACCCAATGATATATAAGGGGCAAAATGGTAAAGAGCCGACAATGAAAAGTAAGTGGGATGGTACAATATTCTGGCACGGTAGTAGAAATAATATCAGGAAGTTTCTAAGGGTGGCGGGAAAATTAGATTAGTAGGGGCAATGAAGTAGAGAGTGACATAACACTTTAAGGAGCTCAAAATGGCTAAAGAATTAAACTATATGGCTATTGATAAAGAGGGTAGGTTTGTAGCTGTAATTACTCCCAATAGACCGCGAGAAGTCGCAAAGGAAACTGGGAAGTGGATAAGACAAGGCTTGTCAGTTAAGCGTTGCACCGATGACTATGTAAGACAGCACTTCGGGGATATTGTGAAGTAGAGTCGGATATGGAATTAAAGATATGACAATGGAAGAACGAAGTCTTGATGAAAGGGTTAGACGGATTGAAGATGCCGTAACCCGTGTTGCTGAGCGCAGGTTTCGTGATGGGATATAGAGATAGCGAACATTACGGCTATGTTAATGGTAAGCTATTGTGGTTTGCTGACGAAGGACTCTATAATTTACTGAGTGATGCCGTCTTTGGTTATTGTGGCAACTGCCGTAAAAGTAATCCAGAGGACGACTTTTGCGAAAACTGTATAGCTTTCAAAACAGAGCCTATTTTGGAGAAACAGATTATAGAAGAAGGCGTGAAGTTTATGGTCAACTTGGTTAAAGAATGGAAACAGACCAATAAAGAGGCGTGACAATGGAAGAACGAGGCAGAGGATTAAAGCGCATAGGGCAAGGCGATTGGAGGAGATGGCTTTATAATATTATGAATTCAACCAAACTTGAATCAGAGTATGGCGATTGCCCTGATTGTGGTAGAGAGAATGTAGAATTCGAGATATGGAGACTCAGGGATGGCTCCATCAAGAAACTCAAAGATTGCCCTGATTGCAAAATAAGAATAAAACAAAAAATAGACCAGCAAGAGGAAGTTGCCAGGAAATTAGCCATAGCTACAAAGAGAAGGGAATGGCGCGAGAACTGCGGGGTACCTCATAAGTTTATGACTGAGCAGTTTGACACATTTGATAAGTCAAGACAGCCAGATAAATACGAGACCTGCCTGAAGTATGCCGATTCATACCCTCTGTTGGACTCTCGTAAATACCCGTCTCTAGTCCTATATTCTGAGCAGTCCTGGGGGGTAGGAAAGACTCATCTGGCTTGCTCCATCGCTCATCATATTCTAAGCAGGTGGGATGGTGAGAATATTGGGCAACCGGTGTT